TAGCGGCCGTCCACAGAGCTTCGCATAATGAAGAACCGGCTCCCCAGTCGGATAGCATTTCTACGGCGAAGGATCCTTGAGTGTCTAAAGTTTTATAAGCTTTTCCGGAAAGTGTCTGGTAAGTCTCGATCGTAGTATCTACGGTGAGAACCGCCGACGTAGCTTGAGCGGAATATTGAGCGGCGTCGATAGTAAAGCTAATATCTCTACCGGTGATTATTGTAGTAGGCATTTATTTATTTCTCCTTATGTTTGATGGTAGTAGGTGTAAACGTCTAAATCTGAGGTTAAAAAATTACCAGTTCCGACGGTAATAATAGACGGACGAGAAAAGTTTCCTATAACGTAATTAGTTGGGATCTCTTCTAAAATTTCTATCATAAGTTCTTCTAAATTATTTAAAGCTCCAGCGTTATTATTATAAGCGACTATTGCGCTTATAATTAAGTTAACTTTTACTTTAACCGTAGCTTTACCTATTAAGACATTTTCTAAATATGGTGAATTAGGTAAAATTGAACAGGCCGGCGCGATAATCGTCTCCGGCGGTGATCCGTAAACGGAAGCGGTAATATTTTCTAAAGCTGTAGCTAAAGGATCTCTTACCGTGTCTAATATTGAGCTCATTATTGAGCCATAGTCTCGACGTCAATATAGGAGCTTAGAAGTCCGATTACTCTATTTTGAAGTGATCGACCTAAAACGAAAGGCGACGGATTTTGGTCTATGGAGCTAGTCATATTTCCCGAAGCTGTTACGCTCTGAAAAATTTCTACCGATACGACTAAAATAGCACTATGAACCGGAGCCGTGTTTTCGTATAGCTCGGCCGCGCTTGAACCGTCAAGAACGGCAACACCGGACGGAATCACGGGAATAGTCGTCGCCGTATCTTGAAGGTTTGTATCCGCACTAAAGGAGAAGGGTAAATAAGAAGAATCGTCTACCGTGTAAGTATCGTCTACGGCTCCTAAACCGGTTACTACTATATCTTGATCTTCCACAAAATTATTTCTTTTTATAAGATTAAAAGTAATAACCTCATCTAATATTTTATAGCTAGCGATTGCGTTATTATTAGAAGTTAACATAGGTAAAATCGTTAACTCTGCCGAAGCTATTATTTCTTCTAAATAAGCGTCCGAAAATAAAGATTCGCTAACTCCTAGAACCGTGCGTAATTCGCTCGGGGTAACTATAGGCATTAGCGAACCTTTCTCTTCGACTGGCTAACTCGGGAGCGAATTAGCCATGATTATTTAGTAATTAAGCTTTATTATTTATAAACGCGCCAGCTCCGATTTTTGTAGCTATCGCTCCATATGAATAAACCATAACGGAAATTTGACCGGAAGCGATTACGTCGGCGCGAAGGCGATAAGAACCGCTCTCATACCAAGTGTAAGCTTCTGGATTTACGATAATGATAGAACCGTCGGTGTCTGTTCCGGAAGACGTGTTAGCCGTAACAAATAGATCTAGACCGGCAATATTTCCACGAATTGAAGTTGGATTAACTTGTCCACCGGTAAAGTTATTAGTTCCGGCGGCTACGTTATAAAGTGGAGCTCCATTATTATTAAGAGTCATAGCGTTAGCCCATTGACTTGTATTCATAATAATATTTCTAGCGAAGCGTTGAGTTCCAGAATATACGGAAGCAGAACCGCGACTTACTATTCCTAGTAATTCCTCGGCGTCCGGATAAGTTGCGACGGTAGTCGAGTCAACAGTTGCGCCGGTAATAAGTGCGGCGTTAACGGCGGTATCTTGAACCTTAGCCATTTGAGCAGCCATATTTGAAAGAAGCTCATTAAAAAATAAAGGCGAAGTTCTATCCAAGAGCTCGACGGAAAAGGTTTGTTGACCGGCGAATTTTTGAACGCTTACAGTAACGAAAGCCGCATTTTGGTCTGTATTACTTGGGGCTGATCCTTCTCCCGTAATTGCGACACTCGGTAATTGTGTAATTTTCGGAATTTCAAAACTCATACCGGCGTCCGGTAAAACTCCGCGAGAAATTGCGTCAATATTGGAACGAACGCCATTAGCTAGACCGTTAATTACTTCGTTTAATTGACGAGTAGGAACTAGACCGGCGTTATCTGTTGTATCGGCGGCGGCCGCTACATATTGGCGAGCGTCTTCGTCGCCGAGAGTTGCGCGAATAGTATTTTCTAAATACTTTCCGGCAGAAAAGTCTAAACGTGGACGAGTAGTAAAAACCGGCTTACGCACGGCCGAGATATTTATTTGAGAAGCTTCTACCGTTTTTTCTTCGGTTGGAGCCTCTGGCTGAACCTTATCTTCTGCCACTTTTGTTTCTCCTTCTGTTGGGTTGGGTGTTTCTGGCTCCGAAATTTTTTCTACTTCGGAATCTTGATTAGCGGCGACGTCGCTCACTTTTGCGGATTTTACGGCCGGATTAGTTACTAAAGCGACGCCGGTTAATTCTGCTTTTAATACTTTCATAGTTCCGTCGGGTAAAGTTTCATAATCGTCTACCGAAAGTTCAACAGAAAATCCTTCTCTTGCGCCTTCCATGGCCTCGACTATTGCGTCATTACCGGCGTTAGTTCTAAAAATTTTAAAGCTAGCATTTATAGCGCGGTTAGAATCTTTTTCCATACTTAAAGTTTTACCGATTCTTCTAGTTGCGTCATGCTCTAAATTTAAAAATACGTCTTTAGGTTCTATTGAATTTTCTGCGAAAATAACTTTTCCAGTAGAAGCGTTAGCTAATTCTGAAAAAGCTACGATCCGGCCGCTAATAGTTCGGCTTGAATCGTCGGCGGCTGTTATCGCCATAGGCATAGTTAACTTCATAGCGTCATTTCCTCTTTTATCCTTATCTCTTCCGGAGTTAGCGCTCCGACTCGGTTTAACACTTCGTAAACTTGAGCTCTTTCCATAGCAGAACCGCGAAGATAATAATCAAGATCGAATTTTGCTTGAGTTGAACTAGCCACGAAATCACTCATTGAGAGACGTTGCTCGATCGAAGTCATTAGCGGAATAAGAGAAAAGTTAAGAAGACTTTCCTTGGCGAGAGTGGCGTTGGAGTAGGTCATACTTGAACCGGTAGGAGAGTCGGTAAAGTAAGCCGGAATTCCTATCGCGCGGCTTAATTCTGTGGCTATATGATTTCGCGCGGCGGCAAGCTGTAATTTTTCCGGATCGAATCCTACCGATTCTAAACTGACGTCAGAATTTAAAAAAGCCGTCGCACGTGTCCGGCGAGCTTGAGCCCACGAATCTAAAAGTTTAGTAATTCTATCGGCCGGAAGAGAAGCTCCATTAGATTTTAATACCATAGTAGGAAAAGGTTCGCGAGCATACATAGCCGTAGCTCTTTCAAGTTCTGCGCCGGCGCGAATTGTAGAACCGGATCTTCTTAATAAGCCTTCGTCATTTCCATAGAAAACTACTAAAGAATTTATTCCTGTATTAGGAACCGCTAAATTATCGACGGTATAATATTCGATCTCCGTCGAATTAGCATTTAAAAACGCAGATACACGAAGCGGATTTATTCTTTCTACTTCTCGGACTCGATTAGTGTCGGCGAATAAAGATCTTACTTGCCAATAGGCGTAACCGTAAAATAATAAATCTTCGGCCGTCCATACATAACTAGCACTACCAGGAATTCGCGGATCTGGATCGTTTAAAACTCTAGGCGGATCTACACGTGCTCCGGTAGTTTTATCTCTTAAAATAATCGGAATAGCCGCGATAGAAGAACAGATAATTCCGCGAGCTCTCGCTATTGTTGGAACACTCATAGCTTGTTCACGTGTTGCGCTAAAATTAAAATTAGTAGGTATTCCGTAAAATATATCTAAAGTTGGAACCGGAGCTAACGAAGCGGCTACGTCATTATCCGGCTTCGGAGCTTGAGCTTTAAACGAAAATCTATCCAGTAATCCCATAGTAGAACTTTATTAGTAACCATTAGCACTAACTCACATAAATATCTACTTCCGTCTCTGGGCGTGTCGCGAAATGTGTAACTAACGCCGTAGCCACGGCCGCGCAGACCGCCGCTTGAGACGCCTTCCGCCCAATTATCCAGCCGCCGTCTCCACGCGGTAATTTAACGGCTGATAAAATTTGGACGGTTAAAGATTTCTGATTTAAGTGTCGAAGGCGATTTGAATTTATAGCTCCGAGAAGCTCGTCGCATGCTTGGGGATACACCGCGTCCATTTCGAAGATTCTAATTCCGGCCGGTTGAAGTCTGGCCGCTACCGCGCCGCTAGTCTTACGAGAAAAGGCTACGTGCTCGATTACATACTTTCGACAATAGACGGCTAGATCGTTAGCTATAGCTTTATCGTCTAGCTGAATAGTATTTTCCCAAGTGTGAAGAAGCTTTACTAGGAATCGCTCATCTCCTAATTTCTGAGCTCCTACTAAGGCCGCATGGCGACGATCCGGTGAAAGATCTATAGCTAGCCAAGTTAACTTCTCCGGATCTAAATCTCCTTCTTCTTCTCCGCATTTTTTCCAGCTATCGGCGTCCACGGCGCTCTGGATAGTCTGAACCCACCGGCTTAAGACTTCGGTTAAAATTGAGTCTTTAGGATCGTTGAAGGTAGCGATTAAATTATCGGGGTGGATAGTGTGGCCGAGAGCCGGATTAGCGTAAGCGGCGTTTTCTAAAGTTATATCGTCGGTCGGTGAGCTCCACTCGAAATAAGCCGAATCGTCTTTAGATCCAGCATTAGCGGCGATAGCTCTATCGCGAAGCATATTAAGAATTTTAGAGTGTTGATCTCCGGCGGAACTAAATCCTATAACTTGCGGATTCTTCGCGGCTAAAAGTGTGTAACGAAGTGAATTAAAACTTTCGAGATCGTTCATTTCTCGGAGCTCATCTAGGAAAACGGTCTCGGGTTTACTTACACCTCTAGCGGAAGAGCCGCCGGCCTTAATCATGAAGCGATTACCGTTTAAAAGCTGTATCTCTTCCGCGCCATGGCTCCAGTAAATCCGCTTTACTTGCTTAGCTAGAGAGTCGTTAGCTTCGATCATGCTTACGATCGTTCTAAATTGTTCGAAGCTCGTAGCTAGTCGGTGAGCGGAAGCTATCTGTAAAGGCTCTTCGAATAGATAAAGACCGGCTAAAATTCTTACTAACATAAGCGTAGATTTTCCGCTCTGCCGAGAGCAGACGGTAGTTACAATAGGGTGAGCCCAGCGATTATCCGGCCGCACCTTTAAAGCGTGTTCGAAGTAAAATTTCTGCCATGGCATTAGCTCGATCTTAAGTTCTTTCGTAAAATCTATCACTTCTCCAGCTCTGGAAGGTAAATCATTGAGCGGAGTGTGGATTCTAGGCGTCGCGTGTCCAATAACCGAAGCTGATT